ATACAGGTGATACTGGAGCAACAGGTTATACTGGTTACACTGGATATACAGGTGATACTGGCTATACTGGTTACACTGGATATACAGGTGATACTGGTTACACTGGATATACAGGTGATACTGGATATACTGGTTACACTGGATATACAGGTGATATTGGGGCAACTGGAACAAGTATGATATCTGGTTCTGATATACCATCCCAGACATCCGGATATGTTGGAGATTCTTATATCAATCTAACTAATGGAAGTGTGTATAATAAAGGACTTCAGTTCGAAAATGCGCCATCTATTAGATCAATACCAACGTATGCTGGTACCACCTACAACGTTGCTACTGAAGGAGATTTAACTACAGCTATATCAAATTCTATTACTGGAGATATCATCAATGTGACAGCAGACATAACGATAACATCATCTATTACTCTAAACAAGAGTGTTAAACTAACTGCGTCAACAAAAGCGACTAAAATTACATCATCGCTTGCAGGAGTTCCAACTATAAATGTCACGGTTGGAGGTGTACTTATAACTAGTATAACAATTGAAAGTCTTGGTTCTGGTACAAATCCTGCTATAAGTTTGTCAGACACAAGTGCAAGTGATAACTATATATATGATATTATATTAAATGTGAATCATTATGCTTTAGTAACAGATAATTCTCAGGTACAAATTACAAACACGAATTTTGTTTCAGCAGATGTAGATTCTGTTGAATTTATACATGTGATGCGCACTACTGGTCAGACTATTATTGATAATTGTACGTTTGATGGAAGTAATGCTCCAAACATTACTTACTGTATATCCATCGGCCAAATAGCCTCATCGTACTCTAATGGTAAGATTCGTATAAGTAACTGCAACAACACAAGCTTAAGCTATACAACTAACGTTCTTTATGCCACAAGTAATTTTACAGGATCAAATGTTTCTTTCTATATTGATAACAATAGCTTTACTTGTAGTGATGGATTTTGTGTGTTTTATCGGACAGCATGTCTAACAGGTATAAGATATATTTCAGCTTCAAACAACACTGAAATACTTGGCGGAAGTGCAAGTGGTACCAAAGGTATTATTGGGCTAGATAACGGTCCTGGTGGAGGTACGTTTAGCACAATTGTACCTATATATGCATCTGGAAATACAATACCAACTTTAAAATCAGGTTATTCTTCTGCTTTAGTAAGTGGTAATAGAGATGTAGTATATGCAACTGCTAAGTTTACAGTCACAAATCTTATAGTGCTTGGATGGTTAAATAATGGTAATAGTTTGCTAGGTACGACTGGTGCAACTGGTTATACTGGATATACTGGTGATATGGGCGCAACTGGTTATACAGGATATACTGGCGCACCAGGAACAGCAAGCACAACTGGTGCTACTGGTGATACAGGTTATACTGGATATACTGGATATACTGGAACTGCTGGTTCGTCTACCAATACCGGTGCGACTGGTGATATTGGAGCAACAGGTGATACAGGTTATACGGGATATACAGGTGATACAGGTTATACTGGATATACAGGTGATACAGGTTATACTGGATATACCGGTTCATCTATTATTACAAGCAGTGGATTACCAGATCAATATACAGGTTCAAATGGTGATGCATATCTAGATGGAGCTTCTGGTCCGTTATACAACAAGGGAATTGTATATGAAGCTTCTCCTTCACTAAGAACTATGCCAACTTACTCTGGTACAACTCGTCATGTAGCGACCGAAGCTGAACTCCTAACTGCTATTTCAAATTCTATAACAGGTGATATTGTAAACATTACAACTAATATTACAGTGACATCTACCGTAGTTTTGGATAAAAGTATTAAGTTATCATCAAACGGTGGTGAGAAAATAACTGGAAATCTTTCAACATTAAATGTTACAGTTGACGGAGTATGTTTAGATGGAATAACAATAGAATCAACATCATCTACGGCTTCATCATATGCGGTTTCATTCTCAAGTACAAGTGCATCTAATAATTATATGAATAGTTCATCAATAGCTACAAAAGTATACGGCATAGTATCAAATAACACTCAGGTACAAATAACCGGTACAGATTTTACATCAACTTCAGGTGGATGTAAGTTTATTGTTTTGAACTATATTACGGGTACAACTATAATCAATGGGTGTCCTTTTCTGGGAGATGTCTCGTTTGGAACACAAGGTATATTCTTGAATCAAGCTGCATCAAATTATCTGAATGGCAAATTAAGAGTAACAAACTGTACTGGTAATACTCAACCATTGCAAAGATTTATAGGAGTGGAGACTGATTTGACGGGTTCAAATATATCACTGTATATAACTAATAATAACATCACATGTCTTGACGGATTTTGTATTCTATATACCACTGCGTGTTTATCTGGTATTAGGTATATATCTATACTTAACAATACCGAACATCTTGTTTCAAACAATTCAAAAGGTATAATTGGTATGGATAGTTCCATTTCCAGTGGAAACACGTTTAGTTCAATTGTTCCGATTTATGCATCTGGAAATACTATACCTACTCTTAGAGCTGAATTCTCATCTGCTTTGAAAAATGGTAACAAAGACGTTGCATATTATACCACCAAATTTACCGTAAATAATCTTATAGCACTTGGATGGGAGAATAATGGATACAACCTACATGGATTCACAGGTGCAACTGGATACACTGGATATACCGGTGCACCAGGAACAGCAAGCACAACAGGTGCTACCGGTGATACGGGTTATACTGGATACACGGGTTATACTGGATTACCTGGTTCCGCAGCAAATACTGGTGCTACTGGAGATACAGGATATACAGGTTATACAGGTTATACAGGAGATACTGGAGTAACCGGTACTTCTGGAGATACGGGTTATACGGGTTACACGGGTTATACGGGTTATACGGGTTATACAGGTTACACTGGTGATACTGGATATACGGGTTACACAGGAGTTTCAAGTTACAATTTAGTAAATACGCTTGGTTGTAACTTTTCTATAACCGGACCAAACCTTAATTGCTCAATGGAACAAAATCTAAGTGCGACTGGTTCTCCAGTGTTCTGGAATGCAGATATCACAGATCTAAACTTAAATACAAAGATAGGATACCAATCTGGAATTGGATTTCAAAACGATCCTGCAAGCACTGGTTGTATATGTATAGGATATCAGGTGGCAACGGGAGCAACTGGAACAAATAATATTTTGATTGGATATAATGCTGCAACAAATGCTACGTCATTAAAAGACAATATTATTATCGGAAGTAATGCTGGGTTATCGCTTATTGAAAGTACAAATAATACTATTATAGGTATTGAAGCTGGTGGTACTAGTAGTAATGGATCGTATAATACCCTTATTGGATACCAATCAGGAATCGGTACCACTGAAAATGAGATTGGTAATGTTTGTGTTGGTTATGTATCTTCAGTGTATCCTGGTAGCCAGAATGCTGTGAGTATTGGAAGTGCCTCAATATCATCTGATAATGCAGTTGCGGTTGGCCCTTCTACGATAGGTGGCACTGGATCAGTTGTAGTTGGGTATCTTAGTAAGGGTATAGCGAATGATACTTCAGTAGGATTATATGCTGGTTCAGATATGGCTACTGGTTCTTCTGGTAATGTTCTTATTGGTAATGAAGCAGGTAGGAATATAGCAGGTATCGAGAATGTATGTATTGGAAATTTATCTGGGTGGAGAGCAAGTGGTTCTTACGACGTTTTCATCGGAAGTAATTCTGGTACAGGTGCTGCTCAAACTGGTTCCTATAATGTTTGTCTTGGTTATGCTTCCAACACATTAAATGATGCTAGTAATGCAGTTGCAATTGGACATGGCACAAATGCAGATACTGGTTCTATTGCTATTGGATATAGCGGAGCTGGTGGTATAAATGCTGTTACAGTTGGTTATAATAGTAAGGCTGGTGTATATGGTGTTTCAATAGGGTATAATAATGCACCCAGTATAAACTTAACTGGTGCAACTGGAAGCATACTTATAGGACGTAATGCTGGATCTAGTTTAACAGAGGGTAAGAGTAATATTTATATTGGAAGTAGTGCTGGTGGCAATACGACAACTGGTAGTTATAATACTTGTATCGGAAGTAGTGCTGGTTCTGGGATATCAACAGGGATGTATAATCTTTGTCTAGGTTACAATACACAGAGTAATAGTACGACTAATAGTATAATTCTTGGTCGTGATTCGAATACGGTTGTTTCTGAATCTATAGTTATTGGACACGGTGCTTCATATGGCGGTAACTCTGACACTGGTGGTATCTGTATAGGAACAAACTCAGTTGTGACTGGAGGGCAGGGTATTGCTATTGGTGATACTGCATCATCAGCTACTGGTGGTGTTGCAATAGGAACGAATGCGAGTGTTAGTGCTGGAACAGGTGGTATTGCGATTGGTATAAATAGTATTGACTCATCAACGGGTTGTGTTGTAATAGGATCAAATGCAGCTTCTCGTGGACGATGCAATGTATGTATTGGAGAATTGGCAGGAAGTACAACTAATGATAATTCTGTTAATAGTGTAATGATAGGATATGGTGCAGGACAATATCAAGGAACTGGTAATGCAAACGTGTTTATTGGTCCATATGCAGGTGGTAGTGTTACTACTGGAACCAGTAGTGGCAATGTGTGTATTGGAGATAGAACCGGAACTGGTACAAATGGAGGAAATAACATATTTATGGGTCAACTTGCACACGGAAGTACTGATGGAAATGGTAATATTGCTCTTGGAACTCAGTCGAACGCTGGTGATTCATATTCAGTTGCAATAGGTTATTTTGCATCATGCACAGGTTTCAATGGGGTTGCATTGGGACGTAATGCTGAAGCAGCTACAGGTGGAGTTGCAATTGGATATTCAACAAGTGCGAGTGGTGCAAATAGCGTTGCAATAGGAAATAATGCACACGCACACATTGGTAGTGTTGCCATAGGAAATGCGGCAACAGCTGGATATACTGGCTGTATTGTTATTGGAGACGGTTCATTTGTTACTAACCAATTTAATATTGCAATAGGAACGTACGCAGCTGCAAGTGGACCATATAGTATCGCGCTGGGATATAGCGCAGCATGTACTGGTTCCAATTCAGTCGCATTAGGAAGTGATGCGTATGCTGGTACCGGAAGTATTTCTATAGGTTCAAATGCATTTGGTGGCCTTTCAAGTGTATCAATAGGACGCAATATACATGGTGGTGGGTTTAGTGTTAGTATAGGGAATAATGCAACAGGTTCTAACTATGGAGTTGCTATTGGAGACGGTGCGCATAATGGTAATGATTATGGTACTGTTGTTGGATATAACGCTAGTTGTGATGTTTTGTATGGAACTACAATTGGATGTCAATCAGTATGCGGCGTACAGGGAGTTACGGTTGGTGCAAATTCCAATGCGGGTGGTACTGGTTGTACATGTGTGGGATATGGTATGTATGTACAAACTGGTACCCATGTGTATTCGTTTGGTACCAATATAACAAATGACACACCATATAGAATTACAATTGGTAGTAGTAATGCCGCAAACAATAACATATATGCAGATACACACGGCGCTGGTACTTGGGCTAGTGGTTCTGATGAAAGACTAAAGAAGGATATTGCAGATTGTACTGTTGGGTTAGATTTCGTAAAGAAACTTAGACCTGTTACCTATAAATGGCTTGATAACTCAACAGATAAAACATACTATGGATTTACATATCAACAGGTTAAACAATGTCTTGAAGAAGAAAATATTACCAACTTTGATGACCTTGTTGAAACAAACTCTGAAGGTTATGGTTCACTTGCTATGGGAGCACTGGTACCTGTTCTTGTGAAAGCAATTAAGGATCTTGAAATCAAGGTGAATGCGTTACAAACAATAGTCGACTCGATAATACCAATATAAAGCCTTCATGTTAGCTTAAAGATATCCATTTAAATATATTAAATGGATATAAACCCAAACCCAAAACCCAACACTGAAATAGATTCAAGTCCTCCCCAAAAGAAAAGGAGACACTCTCATTCAACATCGAAAGAGAAAGCGGTCAAGGTTGTAAAGATACGGGAGTTAAATGTTGATCTTATATCACCCAAAGAAGCTAGTGATTATAACTCATCCAAGATTGTTGTTATAGGAAAGGGAGGTACTGGTAAATGTTGGGGAAAAGGTACACGTATGGTTATGTATGATGGAACAATAAAGGTAGTTGAAGATATAAGAGTGCATGATGTTCTTATGGGTGATGATTCAACCCCCAGAAATGTAACCAGTTTAGGACAGGGACAAGACGAGATGTTTATGATAACAACTGATTCGGGAGAGGAGTTTGTGGTTAACAAGGAACATATATTGTGTTTATTATACCTCGCCAACTTCTCTATTGATGTTATTAATAATAAGTGGATTCTCAGGTGGATTGATAGAGTCACATTCAAAGAAGAATTCAAGTACTTTGATACTGAAGAAGAGGCTATTCAATATCGGGAGAAGCTTATGGTTGATGTGTACTCTATTTATTCGTGGGATGACGTATACGAGATACCATTAAAAAGGTACCTAGAATTATCACAGGCAACAAGAAATAGCATGGTAATGTTTAGATCTGCTATTGACTTTCAGAATGAAAACAACATAATAAGTTCGTATCTATTTGGATATTGGCTCGGAGGTGGAACGCACTATGGTATGAAGGATATATCCGAAACGGAAAACAAGGAAAGGCGAATATCACATAAATACAAAGTAAGCTCTCAAAAGAGTCGTTCTAACCTTGTATCTGGAATAGTAGATGCGAATCCAGAGCTATATTTTGAAGATGAGTTATTGGTTAATGACATTGTATATGTATGTAATTCATTGGGCTACTCTGCTGTTAAGCATCGTATTGAAAATGACAGAGGATTTAAGATTGAGATAAAAAATACAAGTAATCTAGTTGCTTTTGATGTTAAATCAATAGGGACAGGAACTTACTATGGATTCCAGCTTGATGGAAACGGAAGACTGGTACTTGATAATTTTATAGTAAATCACAATACAACAATTATAAAGTCTATTATATATGAGAAATCGCACATAGTACCAGTTGGTGTTGTATTCTCAGGTACGGAAGATTCAAACCATTTCTGGAAAACAGTTATGCCTGATACGTTTGTTTTTAATGGATTAAATCTTGATCAGCTTACTAAGGTTATAAAGAGACAGAAAATTGCAAAAGAGTATGCTAGAACAAACCCATGGGCAATGATTCTTCTTGATGATTGTCTTGATGATCCGAAACTTTTGAATCTACCAATCTTTCACGGAATATATAAGAATGGGCGACACTGGAATATCCTTTATTTCCTTAGTACTCAATACGCAATGGATATTCGACCTGCTATTAGAACAAATATTGATTGTACCATAATCCTACGTGAGCCAAATCTTCGTAATAGAAAGTGTATACATGAAAACTATGCTAGTATTATACCAGACTTTAAGGACTTTTGTCAGATAATGGACCAAATCACAACAGATTATACGGCTTTGGTTATCATGAACAATGGTACCAGTAATAAATGGCAGGATTGTGTTTTCTGGTACAAGGCTAAGAATATACCTGAAGGATGGAAGTTCGGATGTGATGAATACTGGCAATTCCACGAGAGTAGATATAACTCTGATTATCGTGAAACATTTGAAACGTAAGATAAAACAAAAAATGATTTATTTATATTCTGATGCTTATATCATATCAGAATATAAATGGAATCTCCAAAGTCTCTTGACGATTACATTGTTCAGCCAGATATTACCTTGTACCACGGAGATAAAAGGTACACTTTACCAAGACCGGCTGTCTTGATGTCTGCATTTCTAAAGGGTGCTCTTGAATGTGATTCAAACGCAACAGAAATTCCTATTTTTTATGAGAAGGCTAATTTATACCTTGCACATATTGTTGAATATCTTTCTCATCATAATGGAATTGCTCAAGAGAAACCAGATCCACTTGGGAAGAAACAACTGAAGGATTGTATTAGAGATGAGTGGGATTTTAAGTTTATCACTAGTAACAGGTGGATTTACATGAAGGAATTTATGGAATTTCTTGATCTTGTCAAGTATATGCAGATCGAGTCTCTTATTCAGTTATGCTGTCTAAAAATTGCTGACTTGATCAGGAGTGTAGATGTAGCAAGGTATGAGAGCATAATTCAAAATAGATCTAGATTGTACGATGAGAACTATATCGAATATGAGTAGAGTTATGCAATGAGACGAACACGAGGTGAGTTTAACATGTTCGAAACGTTGCCAAGCAGCACTTGATCAAGGTGATCCAAGCAATATTTTTTTCCATTAAATGTACCTATAATCTGGTAAGGACATTTAATGTTATATTGACATCCTGTATAATTATCGACGTTTGCGTTGTGGTTGTTGTGGTTGTAGTTGTTAGAGAGTAAGCATTGGCGTATACGATGCACACAGCAATTGTTACTCATTTGATGCAAGTTATATGTTTTTAAGTTAATAAATAAAAATCTAAGATTTTTATTTATCGTAAATAAATGCCTCGAAAGACAAAGACAAGTTATACTAGATGTGATAACCAAGATGGTCAATATACAATGTATTGTGTTAAATGTCGTGGTTCGAAAGTATGTTCAAATGTTGTGCCTGAAAGAGACGTGAGGGGTAGACTCAGAGTAGTCTCCATATGCGATACATGTGGTACAAACATGTATAGATATGTTAAGGAGTACTAAATACATCTACCAGACGTCTAACCTCCTTAACGATCTTTCGTATTGTCATGGCACTCATGTTTACCTCCTTAACAAAGTCTTCTATTTGAATGGTTGATTTATTCTTCTCAATCCAATAGAAGACTACACCTGCTGCAACACTAAGAGGTCTTGATCTATTAATAACAATAGATCTATGTTGAACCTCCTTATATATATCTATTATTGATTTCTCTTGTTCTGGAGTAGGTCGAAATCGATCAACTATATTCTTAATTATATCAACAGGTGTTGTGTGCATAGATCTAATTTTAGAATCTCGAGGAATATATTTACTTATATACTTCATACCACGAGCACCTGCACCTTTTGTTATGTGAAACAATTGCATAAGTGGTTCTGGACTCTGAGGATTTCCAGTTAGTTTGTATGCCTGATAGATACATGCAAATACGATCGATTTTCGTATATTACCACGACGTATGTTACTAGTCACCTGTGAAAACAAATCATTAGCTACTCTCACAACCTTATCACTTATATTCATATCCTTTACATCGTGGTATATACTCTTCTCACAGGATCTTCTAATATTACACCTACCTGTATCAAAATGGGTCTTGAGTATCTGATCGCTTATCTCTATACCACAATCAAGACATACCTTGTTACAAGGGCCTACTGTTATGTTCTCATGAGAACATTCTTTATCAAACGATAGCTTTTCATAATTGGGTGCGAGTGAATTGAGTGGGTTGGACGATAGAGAATGGTACACAGAATCAAAAAAATCAATATCAGCCATCTTTATATCTTTAAAACTCAATACTTTAAGTCACTTTTAGTTCTCAGACTTAATAATGTCATATAGAAATGTACCTCTAAGTGGAGGGGAAATCGAATTGAGTTTCTTAATATACTTTCCAGGTACAGAAACTTTCTCAAGACAGCAATCCTTATACGTCCACATGTATATAGTTGTATCTATATCAAATGTGAATTTAGAGTGAAAATTAAAATCAAGTGCTCCAAACATGTGTTCTGTAGTTCTAAGCTTGATTTTTGAGTATATATCATCCTTCTTCTGTTTTATTAGTTCAATATACTTGGTAACGTATGCAGAGATACTATTCTTAAGCGTTGTTATATATGATTCTAATAGCTTGTAATCTTCGTATGCAAGTTTAAACTTATTTGTAAGACTCGAGATTGGTTTCTTGTTAAGGGTACAAGAAACAAGTTCTTTTAGAATATTAAGTTTAGTTTTTATTTCACAGTCACATGTTAGCCTTTCAAATTCCTGTGAAAATCTATGATAATCTACCTCCAGCGTTTCGTCAGAGCCCTCATAACCCACCTCTGCAAGACATTGAAGTATTAATAAACATTGAACACTCTTCTTATACAATATGGATACATTCGTATTCTCAGATGCTTTTATCCTGTCTTTGATACCATTTATGATATTATATCTACCCTTGTCTCTGAACCAACCACTTGTTAAAGAAACATCATCAGATATTGGAAATATATTTCTGACAATGTTTCGAAGAATTTTATACTCACTCTGGTCACTTCGTGCAATCTTTGATGTGGTTACAAGTAATCTAATCATATCTATATATTGATCGTAAAAAACAGGTGTATATCCAATGTCTGTGAACTCAAGTGAACCAAGAACACCGCTATTCTTGGTATATGAATATCCATAATCTATAATCACAGGTGAGAATCCATACGTAGGAACACAAAACTGGTTCTCATTGTCGAAAACATAGAGATAGACCGAATTTTTCGGTACCTTACGCACAAGCACATTATCACTATGCAAATCGTAATGTGTAAACTCCAGCTTCTTTTGAGCAATCGTGAGTGCCATCACTGTCTGCTTCAAAAGGGACATTGATATATTAAAGTCTTTTTCAGCTAAACATGTTGTTAATGTTAGTATTTTGTTTTTCGCACTTATGTATTCCAGAAATATTTGATGGTCAGTATGACCATAGTACTTACAGAAATGTGGCAAACCAAGTGTATTGAGATCGCTTGCAATTTGAGATTCGTGGTCTGTCAAGAATCCAACTTTCCGTGGAACCTTGGATATAAAGGTTATTTCATCGCCATCATATGTACCTTTGCATAGTGTTGTCTTTCCTTGACAATGTTCGTCAACCTCGATTGGTTTGATGAATTTAATATCTGTCGGAATCATATTACATTAAGACACCAACCTTTTAAGTATTTTTTTCAAACACAAAAAGTTTTCTAGTAATAAATGTTGCCATTAGTAATCCTCGGAGTTGTTATGACTATTGCTGTTGTTCTCAATATAAAAGGTAAGAAGGAAGGGTTTGCAGGTATGAATTATCCAATGACCATCCGTCCAGATGGTCAAGTTAAATCTGCAATGGGTCCCAATTTCTATAGTGTACCTGGTACATATCAAGCTGCTCTTTCTCCAAGATTTTCAAACCTAGATTATGGGTCACAGATTAATTTTAATTTTCCACCAACCAAGTTCTTAGCTACTCCCTCTCATCCATTGGGATATCAAAGTAAAGAAGGATTCTGTTCTCAACCTCAAGCTGGTTATAGTGGTCCTCCTCCAGACTATAAATTTGGTAATCAAAACAAGGCTATTTTACCAGCTTTACCTCAAACCATAGAACAATACACACCAGTGAGATGTAATACTGATAGAAGCTCTCGTGTTAGTGCAGATACATCTAAACCATACTATAGTGGATATACAACTCCTCCAGACTTTGCATCCGGAAATTATAAGGAGGAGAAAAGCAAGTTGTGCGGCAGGTCATTAACTGATAATGTACCAGTTGGAACCGTGAACCTAAGAAGTGATGATGGAACAGTTGTGCAGCCCATTATTTATGATAGATTTATATATGCCAACCAGAGATCAGTTCTTTCTGGCTTGGGTGATCGTATAAGAGGTGATCTTCCAATTCTTCCAAATAATACAAACTGGTTTCAGGTTGCTGCTAATCCAACTATTGATTTAACAAACAGTGCTCTTGCTGTAATGAGTGGTAATGGAGAGACTGCAAAACAACTACAAGCATTAAAAACCGCATTAACAAATGGTACTCAAAATACATGGGGAAGTATGGGTAACATTGACAATAGTGTCCAGAAACAAATGATGCTTAATGCCGCTCAAGGGGATGTTCAATGGACAAGCTTCCCTTAAAGTGAAATTAAATACGAAACAATATATCAATACCAAATAATGGAATCGATTAGGAAAATTGGTATTGATATAATATCAAGGTACTCTACGAAGAAGAAAAATGTTGTTATACTTGAAGAAGAAGTATGGAAAAAATCAAAATGTATTGAAGACTACAAACAAAATCTGTATGATCTTATTGGCATTATGATAACTTCAGGTATGAATAAGGCATACAAATATATAAAAAACGTAAGATCAATGGAGGGTATAGAAAGATACGACTGTGATGAGTACAGTGATATCATACAAAATTATAAGGAGGAAGATGAGTACATCCTGAATCCAATATCAATAGAGGAGGGTGTAAATACGTGCAATAAATGCAAAAGTAAGAGAACAATTTCTTATAGTAGACAAACCAGAAGTGCCGATGAAGGAACAACCGTATTTTGCGTTTGTGGTGATTGTGGTGCCAAGTGGAAAATGTAACTAATTTTCTTTAGATTCATTATTTTTATCGTTGTTTAGTTCCTTCATTTCCTCAGGCATAAGCTTTTCAAGCTCTTCCTCTTCAGTTACTTTTGCACTACTATGTGTATGTGCATTTGTATCACTAGTAACCCCACTTCCCATTGCGTTCATTAACGGCATTAGCATAGACATTAAATTCATGGGGTTATTTTCGTGTTCGTGTTCCTTGTTTTCTGGAGTATTTGTAGTTTGAAGATGGGATGGTGGAGACAATGAGGACGATCGATTCATTGTTGATTCCTTATTGTGAAAAGTAAGAGGTTGTACTTGAGGTTGTACTTGAGGTTGTACTTGAGGTTGTACTTGAGGTTGTTGAGAAGGAATTAATCGATTGATCTCTAAAATCCTTATTATTGTGTCAAACTTTTCATCATGTTCATCGATACGAACACTTAATTGCTCAATACATTTTCGAAGTTCATTATTCTTTTTACAAAAGTACATTGAAACTCCACCTAGACCAACAACGAGTGCGAGTACTCTAAACATATCCTTGTTCTCAAAAATTTTTTGTTCAGACATTTCCATCTTGAGCCTTCTTTTTAAATACCTTAAATTGATTAATATCATAATTAATCAATTACCAATACCGATGGAGACTCTTATTACCTTATATCCCATATTACGGGATTTGAGTACGTGTATCGCACATCAGTTTCATATAGTTCATTGGATTAACAAGGAAGATATATGTGCGATACAGACCTTTCCTTTGGATGATATGAAATGGTATTGGGAACACGTTGCTCAGCACGGATATTTGAAGGTTATTAAATGGATGTGTGAAAACAAGGTTCACTTCTATACATCCCATATAATGGATCTGGCAGCTAAATGCGGTCATCTTGATATAGTTAGATTGTTACATAAAAATAAGGTGGACGGATGTACAAAGAATGCAATAGATTTGGCTGCATATAATGGACACTTTAAAGTTGTAAAATGGCTTTATAAAAATAAATATGAAACATGCACAATAGACACAATGGATTGTGCTGCATCTGGCGGATATCTTGAAATTGTTCGATGGCTTCATTACCACGGGGAGAATTGCTCGTATCAAGCACTTTCGAGAGCTGCGCACAATGGGCACTTTGAAGTTGTGAAATGGCTATATAAAAATAGAACTGATTGTATTGTTAATTTAGCAATTGAAAGTGCCATGGAAGCGAATAGAATGAAAATAGTTAGGTGGCTTAGAGACGAGATGGGAAGGTATAAACGTTGGTGCTAAAAATGATATTTGATGTTAACATTGTTGTTTTGTTATTATTAACATGTCAATCATTTACGATTCTGAAAAGGATGATTTACACTTTGAAAATCTCATTGGCAAGTATGTACTCGACAAATCAGGTAAAGTTGAAATTAAACCACAAACTCTTGATGAAATCAATTCTAAAAGTATTATTGGAATTGATTATGTGATAAGCGGTCGTGGTTGTTTTGATGCATGGAAATCAAACTTTCAAAAGATGGTTCGACGTGGTAATGTGACTGGTGCTTGGACAAGTTTTTTAGAGTGTGGAAATTGTGGAGGACAATTTTTATCCAACATTATAAATAGACTGTGTCACACTGTCATTTGCGAGGATGTTGGAATTGCAAATATGCAGCTTTGTATAGAGGCATGTCGAATTTTTCAATTATATACAAACAATAAGAAGCTTGGATTTAGCCCCCTTCTCAAGGAAAGATGCTTTCTCTTGATAAAGAATATGTGTATTGGATACAAAAGTAGACTTTCCGATAATATATACCACACGCTAAAAAGATCTGGTCTTTTTGATGTTACAACAGATGCAAACGTAACATTTTCAAAACTTGGTACATTTATAGATGATAAAGATATTGATAATAGTGTTAGGTATGTTTATAGATTGATGGAACTGAGTATTGATGGTGTAAGATTAAGTGGATATAAACGAGTACATTTTTTAAGGAAGAAAAAGCTACTATATGATGTTTGGGATATGTTTGTGAGAAAGGGAGAAAAGATGAAAAATGTACTTGTTGTTATGTATATACATTCTCTTGAAAAGTTATTTGAACTTAAGGATGGGGATGATACAATTCTTTTATTGATATGTGGAATATTGTCACTGTGTGTGGATTTGAACAAGAATTTTGATGATAATACTAATGAATATTGCACTGAGAGTATCGATTGTAAACGCGACGATGTATGGATCCAGGATATCTCATATGACAGTCACACAAAAATTGGAAGGAAACTTGGACGTGACATTGGTTTCTTTCTTAGGTACGGTTGTAAACTCGATAAGCTACATCCTCTTTTGAAAGATTTGGATGAGAAATATTACAGGTATTTTGTTGAAATCATATCTCATAAATAAAATGAGCCGCAGAACATTGAGAGATCGTATTTCTGATATGCGTGTCCCTCTTACATTAGAACTAATGGGAGAATGTGTTCAAAAAGCAAATTCGTTAAAAGATTTTAAACCTGGAACCACTGTAGTTGTGCATAATAGAATGCAGAAAAGATATACTTACAAACTACAAGAACGTCCAGGTAAAAATTTCGACCCATCATTCCAACCTTACTTTTCACCAAAACAAATGTTAGAATTGGGTGTATTTGAAGGTCATTATTGTAACGACACTATTCTTGAGTATCCAAAAGAATGGTTCTCTAGTGCTCTCAGAAAGGGTAAGTTATCACCAGAAGAACCAGATTCAAGTGTAAATTACTTTGGTATTAAGAGTAGGCAATCATTACAGGTTTGGCGTAACAAGGGATGGATACCTGTTCATCCAAAGGATAAGGATCCTCGTGGATTCTTTGAGTGGTATATGCGGTATTGGCTCGGTAGAAGAATACCAGAAGTAGATTCTATTCAGATACGACGTTGGAATCAGTTTAGGAGACATTATGCTCAGGTTGAGAAGAACGCAAAGAATCAGATAGACAGGCGAGTTAAACAAAGACAAGCACTACTTCAGTGGAGTTATAATTGCTTTGTATAACTTAAGATCAAATATATTAATAAATATATTTGATCAAGATACTTTACACAAGATAATCAAGGATATATTTAACCATTCCATCTTCAATGATACCCAGATCAAGCTTTTTAATTTCATTGCAATAAAAGGTACTTCTTAAAGGTGGCATTGGATTATTAATAACAACATACATTTGCCATTTCTTGGTTGGATTTTCACGAATTATATCCCAAGTTATGTTTGGATTATAGCTGAGAAATGTATAATCCCAATGCACACCTGGATTATCACATACTATATCCCAAGTTATGTTTGGGTTACAACTCAGTTGAGAATAATTCCACTTGATGCTTGGATTACTACACACAATATCCCATGTGACACACTTATGTTGACTAAGATCACCCCAGTTCCACGGTCTATTGATATGCTCATGTATGAATTCCCACGTCAGATTTGGATTGACACTCAGGTACTTCCAATCCCATTTATCTATATGCTTTCTCATGGTATCGAGATCTACACTGGGATTCATCAATAAGTTTTTATAATCCCATTTCTTACCAGAATTAGCTTGTATGATATTCCATGTTATATTTGGATTCATACTTAACATTCTGTAGTTCCATTCATGTCTGGGGTTTGTGACAACAATATCCCACGTTATATTTGGATTCGCACTCAAACCACTCCAATCCCATTGTAAATCTGGGTTTGATGATACAACATCCCACGTAACATTTTTGTTTCCCATACTTATATTCCACCAGTTCCATGGTTTATCAAGATGACTCTTGATGAATCCAATGGATACAGTACAACCAATGGTCGCCCAATCCCAATCTAAATCTATATGTGATTCTAACGTACGTTCCGAGACGTATAACGTTGGTAATACTTTCAAATCCGATACATTTTTGACCTTACACGTATCCAGAATATACTGCAACCATGTTTCACTCCATTTATCATTTATTGACCTATACATACTCTTCATCTTATATTTATATATATTTATACATCTTTCTTAAAAACACTTTTAACCTATATTAGATTCTTGAATAATTTGGGGTATTGAAGATTATACTTGGTACTTGCTCTCTTAAAAGCAACCATATAGCCTGCCACTATCCACATTATCATAATCATATTAGTTATTGAAGCTGTAAGAAAACCTCTGAATCCATAGTTTGCATACATAACTAGTATACAACCAATGGTCCAAAACAAGGCTACAACTATATATGAGGTTAAAGCATTAGCAGCAGCCTGAAGTGTCTCTTGATCTTTACTAAAGTTAACAACTGAGAATTTACTTGACAGTTCAACGCTTCCTATTGATGCTTGGATACTACCAAGCAAAACACTCTTACCTATAATGTGTGCCCAACCATTTTTAACATCTCCATTTCCATTCATTTATTAAAAATGATTTTAAAAACGTACACATATATCTATGTAAAATGACACAACTTTTATCTTCAGAGTTTCTTTCACGCTTTCCAGATTTTCCGTCTCATATGACGGAGCTGGGAAAATTTGTATTTCTACGTACGTATTCTAGGTATATAGCTAGTGAAAAACGAAGGGAGTCATACAAGGAGACTATTGCACGTGCAACTGAGTATAATATTGGTCTCGCTGTGAAACACCTTGAAAATATTGGTTATATTTGCGATAACAGTGACATCATTGCCAAGTACAAAAAAGAAGCTGAAATTCTATTTGAAGGCATGTTTAACCTAAAACAATGGGTGTCTGGTAGAAGTCTGTGGAGTGGTGGTACTCCTGTATCTAAAAAGTTTCCATTGTCCAATTTCAACTGTGCATTCACGAATATAGATAAATGGCCGTCTCTATGTGACTTGTTTTACCTATTACTTGTTGGTACTGGTGTTGGTATTAAATGTACGAAGGATGTTATCTCGAAGCTTTCAAAAGTTAAGTGTAATATTAAACTTATTCACTCTAAATATGAACCCCTAAAAAAGGATCAACGTATTGAGGAAACACAGTTAACAGTTCTTCCAAATGGATTTGTCAAAATGTATATTGGTGATAGTAAGGAGGGATGGGTCCAGAGTTTGGGAATGTTTTTTGATATTCTGACGAAGCCAGAGTATATCAATATCCACACTATAAAGATAAGTTACAATAGTGTGAGACCCAAGGGAGAGAGACTAAAAACATTTGGCGGCACTGCAAGTGGTCCAGAACCATTACAAGAGATGTTTGATGGGATTGATAAGGTACTTAAGAATAAGGTAGATCCAAATTTAAGTCCGATAGACTTGGATAGTAACGGGTACGGAAATGTTAGACCTATTCATGTACTTGATATTGGAAACTATATTGGGAATAATGTTGTTGTTGGGGGTGTAAGAAGATGCTTACCAGGTTGGTCACTCGTACATTTGAAACGGGGTTTGATACCAATAAAGAATGTTGTTGTTGGAGATGAGGTACTAACTGCAGATGGGTTTAAAAAAATTGTAAATTGGTTTGATCAGGGAATGAGACGTCTTGTTTCAATAGAAACCACAGGAGGGTTTTTTCAATGTACCAGTAACCATAGAATGCCAGTAGTCAGGAAATCACAACTGGAATGGGTAGAGGCTTCAAGGTTGAAAAACGGAGACACTCTTGTTACTTCGTCGGTATCAATCCCAGGCACAAGGACATATTTCTATAACATTGACATGGATGGAGATATAGCTTGGTTATTGGGCGTCCTTTGTACAAAGGATGTTCTGTTAAACGAGGGTAACGCACAGTTTACATTGATAGGAGATACAAAATATCTTGCCGACACGATTGTTAAATACTTATCTAAGATAGCTCGTGAAATAAACGTTACTATGGGAGAATGCGCATATGTGGTATCATTTACATTTGACAATAAAGTTAAGAACAGTCTGAGAAAGTTTTTGAATCAAGAGAATATTCTAAAGTGTGTTCTTGAAGGAACACTTGAAACCAGACTCGGGTTTATTGCAGGTTTAATTGATGGTCAGACAAACACAGTTGAAACAAACAAGACTCTTTACTTTAGTCATACTCTATTTGCATCAAGAGTTCAAACTATTTTGTATAGCTGTGGTATTTCAAGTGCGTATAGTACGCTTAGCGATGATAGTTACGAACGTGGTATCACATATATGGAAGACTCTGCAAAATACTGCGTGTCGTTCAAGACTAGAAAATCCATAATGATTATAAACAATATTCCCCAGTTGCATACCAAGTTAAATTGGAAATTAGTGTGTGAATGTGATGATGATAATGTTAGTGTTCTTTCTGTGAAATCGATTAACCATCATTATCATACATATGATATAACTGTTGAGGAACAGCATAACTTCTTTTGTAATGGGTACCTGTCGCACAATACGGCTGAAATATGTTTATTTGATTACAATGATACAGAGATGCTTTTTGCCAAGTATGGTATTAATGGATTTTGGACTGACGAGCAGATGGAACATCATGAAAGAGTCAAACAATATCTTTTAAGTCATAATCTACCAGTGTTTGATTGGATGAATAACTTTAAACTATGTGGTGGATCTCCAAGACTAAATATTAATCATAGACGTATGTCCAATAACTCGGTTATCTTTAAGACAAGACCAAGTAGCGATTTCATGGATTTAGTCTTTACTATACTTCAGTTAGATGGTGAACCTGGATTTATAAATATTGAGTCTGCATTAAAAAGACGGCCAAACGTTGAAGGTGTGAATCCATGTGCTGAGATTCTATGTGACTCCAAATCAACTTGCAATCTAACGACGATTAATATAACTGCATTTTGCGATCGTAATACGGGGACACTTGACTATGACGGATTACTCGAAGCTCAAAGACTCTCTGTGCGTTGTGGATTGAGAATGACACTTGTTGATCTTGAGCTTCCATTGTGGGATAAGGTTCAGAAACGTGATCGACTTGAAGGAGCATCGCTAACCGGTATTAAGGATGCAATGGATATATTAGGTTACGATCATGAATCTGAAATGATACTGATGAGTAACCTAAAACAAGTCGCAAGGGAAGAAGCAGATAGGTATGCAAAGGAACTTCGAATCGTGACTCCTCTTTTGGTAACCACGTTAAAACCAGAAGGAACCTTATCACAAATTGCTGGTAGTGTTAGTCCAGGACTACATTATTCCCATAGCAGATACTATATACGAAGGATTCGTATAAATAAACACGACCCTCTGGTATATGCTATAAAAGAACTAGGTTGGATTATAAATCCAGAGGTTGGTACTAAAGGTAGAACACACGAGGAAAGAATGAGCAATGCACTTGTTTATGTTGTTGACTTTCCGGTAAAGAGTGGTGCTAAAACTACAAAGAATGATATTTCTGCTGAAAAACAACTTGAAAATTATTTCGATTACCAAAAGTTTTATACCGAACATAACTCTAGCAACACGATAACAGTTCAACCACATGAATGGGATAAGGTAAAAAATATCGTATATAATAGATGGGACGAATTTGTGGGAGTTAGTTTTCTTGCAGCCGATGGTGGCACTTACCAACTCTCTCCATACGAGGAATGCACTGAAATCAAGTATACAGAACTCGTCAATCATATGAAACCATTGGATATGGATATGCTTACTAAACACGAGAGGCAACACGATATCAATACAGATATTGATAACGAGGTACCACAGAGTAAAGATTTCCAGTGTTCGTCTGGAGTGTGTCCATTTAGATAAAATACTGGTGGTAAAAATGACATTAAATAACATTTACAATACATAGTAAATGTTATTCATTGATGTTGTACTTAATAAGTGGCGTGATAAATGGTTTCAATTCGTGATAGATAGTCCAAGCAAGATATGGGATTGGAATAATCTGAGTTGCAATCCAAATGTAACTTTCGATCATGTACTTCAGTATCCAACCAAGCCATGGAATTGGAGTTATTTAAGTTATAATCCAAATATAACTTTTGACCATGTACTTCAGTATCCAAACGAGCCGTGGAACTGGTATGGATTAAGTTGCAATCCAAATATAACTTTTGACCATGTACTTCAGTATCCAAACAAGCAGTGGAACTGGTGTGGATTAAGTCGTAATCCAAATTTAACCTTTGATTACGTGCTTCAATATCCAGACAAACAATGGGATTGGTATGGTTTAAGTCAGAATCCAAATATAACTTTCAATCACGTACTTCAGTACCCAGACAAGCCATGGAATTGGCACAATTTGAGTTGCAATCCAAATGTAACTTTCGATCACGTACTTCAGTATCCAACCAAGCCATGGAATTGGAGTTATTTAAGTTATAATCCAAATATAACTTTTGATCATGTATTTCAGTATCCAACCAAGCAGTGGGACTGGACTAATTTAAGTTGCAATCAAAATATAACTATTGACAATGTACTTCAGTATCCAACCAAGCCGTGGAATTGGCATTATTTAAGTTGTAATCGAAATATAACCTTTGATAATGTACATCAGTATCCAGACAAGCCGTGGGATTGGCATTGTTTAAGCAGCAATCCAAATGTAACTTTTGATCATGTACTTCAGTATCCAACCAAGCCGTGGAACTGGTATTGGTTAAGTCAGAATTCAAATATAAATTTCAACCATGTACTTCAATATCCAGACAAACCATGGGATTGGCGTGGATTAAGTTATAATCAAACAAAGACAGAATGCAAACATTACGTTAGTGAATCCATTCATGTTTCAACCAGTATTGACACTAATTTATGTAACATCATCGCAGATTTGTTGTTGTACAAACCATCTTGATCTCCATGCAAAAATGATAAAAATAATTGAATATCACTTACGTGTAAATGATATTTCTTGATGTTATACTTAATAAGTGGCGTGATAAATGGTTTAAATTTGTAACGAACAAATCACATATATGGTGTCTTTTAAGCCGTAATCCAAACGTAACGTTTGATACCGTACTTCAGTACCCAGACAAGCCATGGGACTGGGTTGGTTTAAGTTGTAATCCAAATATAACTATTGACAATGTACTTCAGTATCCAGACGAGCCGTGGGAATGGGGTCATTTAAGTTCCAATCCAAATATAACTTTCAATCACGTACTTCAGTATCCAACTAAGTCATGGAATTGGTTTGGATTAAGTCTCAACCCGAATATAACTCTTGAGAACGTACTTCAATGTCCAAACAAGCCGTGGGATTGGGAATATTTAAGTTTCAATCCAAATGTAACTTTCAATCACGTACTTCAGTATCCAGACAAGCACTGGAGTTGGAGTGGTTTAAGTCGTAATCCAAATATAACCTTTGATAATGTACTTCAGTATCCAGACGAGCCGTGGGACTGGCATTGGTTAAGTCGTAATCCAAATATAACCTTTGATCATATACTTCAGTATCCAGACAAGCCGTGGAACTGGGTTGGTTTAAGTTGTAATCCAAATATAACTTTTGATCACGTACTTCAGTATCCAGACAAGCCGTGGGACTGGTTTGAATTAAGTCGTAATCCAAATATAAATTTCAACCATGTACTTCAATATCCAGACAAGCCATGGAAATGGGGTGGTTTAAGTTGGAATGCAAATGTAACCTTTAATCATATACTTCAATATCCAGACAAACAATGGTGCTGGCATGGTCTACTTTATAATCCAATGAAGATAGAATGCAACCATTACGTTAGCGAATACATTCATGTTTCAACTGGTATTGATACTAATTTATGTGACATTATCACAGATTTGTTATGACAACTTCACACTTTACGTCAATACGCTTAAAGAATACTTCTTCGATAACAAATGATACGCATAAAACCATTGTGTAACTGGTGTAATACTAAAGAACTTATTTCAACATGGTTTGAAAAAATGAGACCTCAACATACGCTTCTTGAGTTGGTGTGCGATGATAAAGCAGATTACTTTGTTATATTAAATAAGCCTCTGACCCCACAAGACTTTTATGTGCCTGAAAGGACAATTGTTATTCAACTTGAACCTTGGTGTGGTGAACAAACTCAAAAATGGGGAGTAAAAACATGGGGAGAATGGGCGAAACCAGATCCAACCAAATTTCTTTCTGTAATTGATCACTCTACGTTTGTTAATTGTCTTCATTGGGAAATTTCAAGAACCAATCATGAGCTCATGATTGAGGATATACCAAAAAGTGCATCAATATCTACTGTTACAACTAGTAAGTACTTTGATCCTGGTCATATATTTCGTATTGATTTTTTAAAGTATATGGAATCTAAAGGGGTTAAAGTTGATATTTACGGTCATGATAATACACATGGATTCAAAGGTTATAAGGGTCAACATCCTCTTGATAATAAGGATATGGGTATGTTACCATACAAGTATTATTTCCACGCTGAGAACAATAGCGAATATAATTTTATAACTGAAAAGATTTGGGATTCTGTTCTGAGTGAATGCGTATGTTTGTACTGGGGATGTCCAAACATACAGGAATATGTAAACCCAGCATGTTACATTACCCTGTCAGATAAGAAGGAGGACTTTGGTAAGAATACTGAGATTATCAAAAAAGCACTTGAGACTGATGAGTGGTCAAAAAGAATATCGATCATAAAGAGTGAGAAGAAAAGGATCCTTGAGAATTTCAATATATATCACACTATAGAAAACACAATAAGAAGTGTAGGGAATAATGATATACCAGTATACATTATTATCCATTGTTGCACCATTGGTAAAGGAGTGAGTATACTTGAAGGACAGATTAATAGAATAAAAAATACACAACTCTACCATAGATGTAGACGTATATTTGTATTCACAATGGGTCCGAATACAATTCCTCTTTCAAATCCACTCTGGTTATCACGTAAAATATCTATCAAACATATAACATATGATCCAACAGTGGCTGAACCATTTACAATCAAACAGGTACCTTCTCTCAATCTTGAACCAGAATCTAGAATATTATACATGCACACAAAGGGAATCAAGTATACAGTCACTCTTGAAGATATAGGTAACATGTATGGTTCAAGAATGCGAGGACTTGAGGTTGATAATAACGGCAAAATTACCTTCTTTCCAGAGAAGCGTATGGAATATTTACCAAACTCAAGCAAGGTATTTAACGATCTATGTGTGGCTTGTTTTAGAACAGCTCAGTTGACAAAGGAGAATGGATGTAATATTCTCCTGACAAGGTGTCTTCAATGGAAGGATTATATGGAATACGCTCTTGTTAATCACTATGAAAAGTGCCTTAAACTATTGGATACTCATGATGTTGTTGGTGTTAATCTCTCTCAAGAAAGTGGTAATATTCCCAAACATTTTTCTGGCAATTTTTGGTGGATGAGATATGATCACTTCATCTCACACCTTCCTATATTGGGAACATGGTCACATTCTGTTGAGTTTTGGGCAGCTTCAAGTCCAGATACAAAATCATACAATATATGTTCAAGTAACGTAAATCATTACAATACTGAGTTTCCAGATGAAATATATAAGCCTCTTGTTGATGAAGCGATGATTAAAATATAGAGAAAAATTTTCCTACTTATATAAAATGAGTAATCTGTCATTACTAAGCGCTGTTCGCAGTTGTAAGGTTGATACTTCTTATGCTAACAAGATTCAGTCAGATAGATTTGAAAATCCACAGTTAATGGTATGCCCTCCATGGAGTGGTGTTGATCAAGCCGGACGTCTATCATCTCCTGATGGATTCATGACCAAGACTGCTGGTTGTAACTCACCAGGTGACAGAGTAATTGTTGAGAATGCGTTAAGACCTCAGTATATTGAGTATGTTAATCTTGATGCTCAGGGATACAGGGGAAATATCTATGATAACATGCTTCAGCAACAATCTGCTATTCGTAGACAAGGTATTAATGATATCTCCAAGGTTTCTGGTAACTTTGGATCCGGTTATGGGGCTCAAGTAGCCCCAAGGTGTCGTAATTATTCTTACTCTGATGCTCTTGTTCAAGAAAACCTCAAAGCAAGACAAGGTCAGACTCTTCAGAATGCATATAAATCAATGGATTACAGAGTTGCAGCTGGTGTGTAAGATATAAAAATGAGTATATAAACGCAGAGAAATATAAAAGTAAATGAAGATACTTTTACATTACATCTCCGATTTACACCTGGAGTTTTACAACTTGAATATAGATGCCTCTAAAATTCCACAAGTCAAACTCGTTACTGATAAGATTGATAAGGATTATAAAAATATACTGCTGATTGCAGGTGATATTGGTCATCCTACCAGACCGAGTTATGGTAAATTTATAGCGTATGTTTCTGGTCTCTTTGATTATGTTATACTTATCAAGGGGAACCATGAATACTACTGTGGTTTAAAGTCTGAGTTAAACGATCTTATAAAGATAATCATTTCTCCTTGTCCGAACGTTATATTTCTGGATAATAACGAGGTAATACTTTTTGGATTACGAGTCCTCGGTACGACTCTCTGGTCAAAAGTTGATGGCAATTCTATATGGGCTCTCAATGATAGGAAGTATTGTTATAAAAATGCTGATGAAGCTAATAGCATGTATGAAAGATCTGTATTATGGTTACGAACCAAACTCCAAACTATTAATAATCCAACAGTCGTACTTACACATCATTTACCAAGCTACAAGTGTATTCATGAACAATATAAATCTTTTTGCTATAATAACATGTTCGCATCTCATCTTGATGATATGATACAAAAACCAATTACTGTATGGATACATGGACACACGCATAAGCAAATGAATATCAATATCAATTGCGTACATGTTGTGTGTAACCCAATTGGATATCCAGGTGAGAATACTATCCAACAAGATTACAATCCAATCTTAATCGAGATCTAAGTTAATGGTTTAAAGTACTAATGTGGTAATGAAAGGTACTATGCTTTCATTACTAGAAACATACAACCAACTTAGAGATCTGACAGATAATATACTGAAACTTCTTTCTGAGAAGCCAATTGATGCTCTTAGAAGGAATGATATGTTTGCACTTGATAAGTATAAAAATCAAGGTGTGGATTTTAAAGGGTGTTGGAATATGGCTATCAAGTGCAATGAACTCAATATAATCGAGTGGTTGCACAAAAACAACATAGAAGGACATCGGTCAAAAACCATGAAATTATGTATTGAACGTGATAATGTGGTTATTGCTAAATATCTTCATGAGAACAATATCCAAACTTGCGGACAAGCAGGATTAAAACTCGCAATAAGAAAGGGGAGTCTTGCTATTATAAACTGGATCATTAATGATATTGGTGGCATGACATATGATAATGATATGTTTACGTTTGCTATTCAATATGGACATGTACGCGTTATAGAATGGGCTTGTTCTATATTTCCAAGGTACCTAGATGGTAGCTGCATCGACGTTGCAGCTACATATGATCGTCTTGATATCGCTAAGTACTTACACAGTAGAGGAGCAATTAATAATTATAAAGCTATTGAATATGCTGCCTCCAATGGAAATCTCGACATGGTTGACTGGTTGAATAAAAACTATACGTATAACTCATCTACAGTTACAAATGCTCTTTGTCGTGCGATAGATAGTGGTCATCTTCATATTGTGAAATGGTTCTATGAAAACAGGCCAGATGTATGTAGCGTACACTCTAACTATATGTATGCACGCGACAAACATATTGATATTGCGAACTGGATTATAAATATGGCAAGTAAGAACCCAAGGTTATGGTTCTAATTAATATTTAAAGTGATGTGAGGATATGTAAATGGAACACTGCGACAAGGGTGTATCGAATAACTTTTTTTTACGATGGTTGACTACTTATGCTAAAGACAAGGGTAATAATTCCGTGACACGTGGTATGGCATCCACTTCTATAGATTTAGACGTGATTAGTAACTTAACTCCAAACATGGTAAGACCATACTTACCATTTGATGGACGTATTGTATGTTATGGATGTGGAAAAATGTGTCGTGCATTACATGCAGATTATGTTATGTGTTGTTTCCAGTGTGGAGAACTATTTCGAAAGATGCGTACTCTATCTAGAGATCTAACTGGATATATAGCATTTGTAACAGGAGGACGAACTAAATTGGGTCATCAGGTTGTTAAGAAACTATTGAGAGCAGGTGCAAAGGTGTATGCAACAACTCGGAGACCCAAGGAAGCTAATGATTTATTTATGCTATATGAAGATAGCAATGTGTGGTGTGATAGACTGCGATTTTTCGAATTGGATCTTAACGTTTCAAACTTGGAAGAGGTTTTGAAATCCATACGAGATAAGATTCTAGAGAACGATGATCATATTGATCTTCTCATAAATGTTGCAGCACAAACAATTGGTCTACGCGATAACGCAATGTATTCCTTGTATCCAACAAACAACAAGGATATGAATAGGTATGGCGATATGGCATCCGGACCATCTGGACGTGACAATTGTTGGAATAAAACATTGATAGATGTGAATCAATCATTGATGGAATCTGTATTCAGAATTAACGCTATAGCACCAGCTCTTATTATAAAAACAATGTTTCTTCTACTTAAGAATTCACCTATTAATCGTCCACGCATAATTAATACACATGCAAGAGAAGGTCTGTTTAGCGTACGTAAAACACCACGACATATACACACAAATATGGGAAAAGCTGCACTACATATGTTGACGTTGTGTCTTGGAAGAGAAAAGATTATGACACATGCTGGTGTTAAGATTGCCATTCATGGAATTGATCCTGGATGGATCTCTATCGATGAATATGGTATGAAAGAGCGTCCATTTGATGTTCCACCTATAGATGAAATTGACGGGGCAGCACGATTGTTGTACCCAGTATTCAAAAGTTCCACAGGATTTGGATCAGGGAAGACTGTGAGACACTATTATAAATATTGTATTTAAAGATATCCATATTTATTAATAAATATGAATCATTGCTATAAATGCCTGCGAGAGAGAGACCTCGATAATTTGTGCAACATGGGACGTGGATACATGTGCTGTTCATCAGATCGAAACACGTGCAAAAACTTGTTTGAAACAAGACAACTGACAGGTAAAGAACAAAAAGATGCAGACGAAATGCGAGAAATTTACGATAAGATTCTTGATCATTGTGAGAAAATTGAGTATGATGAGATATCAGATAGTGAAACTTTAAAGATAGAAGTGCCTGCAAGACTTAACAAGCAATTCAAGTTAATTATGAAATCTATATGGGATGGTAAGTACGTAAATGGAGAATTTAGGTATGTGAAATACGGAACGAATAAATATCGTGACGGTGGATGTGGACCTCATTGGCCTAAGTGGCCAGGTGATAATGAGTTTAAGTTTGTTATTTGATTTACAAATATTGTTTCTCTCTATTGTATATCTTTTCATAGGCATCTATACCCCTTTTGCCAGATCCAACAATTCCACCCATGATATCTTCGATTTCATCCTTATTTTCGCTTGAGATTCTATAACAGAATCTCAACATATCTATCAGTAACATTGATACCTCAAACTCCATTGAACATTGATCCTGCATCGCATTACTAAAATCTGTTAGCATTAATTTATCTATACTACCATTCTTATTCAATGATATGTACATGTTACCAAGTGTGAAATGCCAATGCACAAGTTCGTTTTCGCACATTTTTTCAATAATATCCTTTATCAAAAACATTATTTGTTCAATTGTCTTTTTAGATCGTTTCTTTGATAGATACTGTTCGAGATTCTCATAATTTGACTCGATATATTCTGTGATCACCATTCCGAATGCTTCATATTTTCTATTATCTGAAACAATATCATACTCTTCTAAATATATCTCTGGCACAAGAATTCCAGCTTTCTTAAATTTCTTTTGCATTTTAATTTCATTGGATAATTCACCTTCATAATCGACATTGCGTAATATTGGTTGTATTCTTAGTATATATTTCTTGCCATGCGAATCCTGTAATATCCACCTTAAAATTTCTCCACAATAATTATCAATTATTTCATACTTGGTTAGATATAAGGAAATATCAACACCATAATCTTTGTGTATCTGTTCTATAACAGACTTTTTCATACTCTTTTTGAGAGTAGTCTTTGGTGACTTCTTTGGTTTGGGTGACTTTGCAACCAACATCTTTCCAATATTACCGCTCTTTAAAACACATCTACCAGTATCTGGGTTGCATACCTTATCACTTGAACATTTAATACTAGCACATTTACTCTTGGACTTAGGTGACTTCTTAGGTGACTTCTTGGGTGACAATGCAACTATATCTCTTCCAATTTTACCACTTTTCAAAACACATCTACCAGTCTCTGGATTACAAATCTTATCGATTGGACAGTCGATATCAACACACTTACCCTTAGGTGACTTCTTAGGTGACTTCTTAGGTGACTTCTTAGGTGACTTCTTAGGTGACTTCTTAGGTGACTTTATAACTAATGTCTTTCCAATCTTACCACTTTTCAAAACACACCTACCAGTCTCTGGATTACAAATCCTATCACTTAAACATGGTTTGCACGGTTTACTCATTTATTTAAAATGATTTTGTCTTTTCCAGTTGGAAATACAAAATGGAAATCTTAAGTGACATCAGTACCGAATTCAAACAGATAAATGACAACATTATCTGTACGTTTGTTTATGGCAGTGCGTATGATGCTATATTGAATAATGATATGTATGTCATAAAGAACTGTGTTTTTAATAGTTACATGTTTGCCGCAGAAACGGCTCTCAAGTATGGTCATGTTAACATATATTTATATCTGGTAAAAAACATCCAAGAATGTCATGTATCATTGGAGGATATCAAACACGCTGTTATGTTACAGAGGTTCGATATTCTGGAAATGATACGTAGAAAATATTGTCAGTATGATGAAACTGAAACCGATGACGATAAGGTGTTCATTGGAGAAGAACTTACAACTGGGTTTGATCAAGCATGTATTTGCAAAAATATTGATATCATTGAATGGTTTTTAAAGAACGAGGATGTTTACATGTATTTGAAACCTCAACTTATCAAAACAAGATTCAATCATAAACGATGGTACGGTGATATTCTGTCTGGGTACAAGGAAGTAGTAGATATATAGATACGTGGATGGTTTAAAAGTTGTAGCAAAGTTTATATTGATTAGCAATATAAACTAATAATAATCGCACGTTTAAACAATTACCTTCTTGTATCTGGAATGAAGGAACGAAAAATCTTCACTCTTAACATCTCCTAATGTGAGAACAACTATACTTTTATTCTTGGTACATCCTCGCCTTTTTGAATAATATGCATTTACATCAATCTTAGATCGTAGTACTCTCTTTATTGTAATCGTATGTGAGAATATCACCTCGTTTTTATTCTGAAAGATCTTATCCTCGTCCAAACTTGGATTACATGTGAAATCAAAAAATGGAAACTTGCTAGGTGTCTCTGAGTTTAAAACCTCTATAGATAGTCTCAATGCTGTTTCAAAGGTATCGCACAACCATTGAGACTCCCTGTATATATTTCCACATGTAGTTTTGATAACCTTGTAGTATTGCATTTCGATTTATTGGAATGCAAATCAATTAACAATTTTCATTTTTACAATTAATAATCAACCGCGTACGACCAATATAATCCGTTATCGAAAAGCCAATCTACAACATCCATATGATTGTGACTCCTTGCTTCTACAGATGCGTATTCCGTACACCTATGACCATGGGCGTGCAGTACTTTTAAAATTTCAAGGTATCCATTCTCAGCCGCAAAATCCATAGCATCTTCTGTACCACCATAGCCAGCTTCACACAACCACTTTACAACTTCAAACTGACCGTACCTTGCTGCGTTATTAACAGCATCATACGATATATTATACTTATTCTTATGAGCCCATTTAACAATATCAAGGTGACCATGTACAGCTGCTTTATCTGCAAATAACCACAACGTCGGGTGATTTTCGTAGGCGCACATAGTACGCTCAAGAACGTTTAGATATCCGTATATACTTGCATTCATAATGATATCTCTTTCATCATCAATGTAATTTCCACTATCAAACATGATTGAGACACTTGTTCTGTCTCCTGCTTTCATAGCATCGATTATCTTGTTACTGTAAAATGCACTGATAACAATAGGTTCAAGATCCTTAAGAGTCGCTTTGTATCTGATAAATAGATCACGCAACATTCGTATCCTTGACATTTATATAATATACCATATAAAATAGTTTGATTCATTTTAAGAATCCTATCTCTTTACTATATTATATTGTATCAGACCTAGGCTTTCTGATATGTTTTGTAGTGCATCAGAGTAACTTAGATTAGTTTCTGGATGGTTGCCTGTTATCGTATAATTATTGCCTCTTATATAATGTCCTTTAGTCGAATCTACAATAATGTTATTGTTCCCAACAACATTATGATCATGTCCAATTACAATGTTATTTGCACCTGAAACCACAATATCAGGTCCAATTACAATATTATGATGACCATCAATAATGTTACTGCTGCCACCAATAAGAATATTGTGATGACTTCCTTGACCAGTATTCATTTACTCAGTTTATACAAGTGTGTATTCTTTTAAGCAACTTAAAAGCCAGCAATAATTATTATAAATGCCTAGAGATCTGGTTGGTTTTCATAAACCAACTGCAACAATAAAAAGTCGACAAAATGTTGGTGACAAGTATCTCGATAAATCAAAACAATTACCACCATGTCAAGTAGATAGAAAAGAATCAACACTTGCTTCAGCTATTGACTGGGTTCGGAAATGTGGTGATAAGGGTCGAGTATATAAAATATTTGTCGATAAAATTCTAGTCAAGGAACTAGCCTGGAATGATAAACAAGCATGGCATCAGGTTGCTAAGAGATATCAAACTGGATGTCCTTGTTGTGGCCCTATTATCGATAGGAATCGTGAATCGGTTCGATTGGGATCGGATGATTAATCGTAATATCATTGAAAGCCATACATCCATTCTTTGAATAAATGTACTTAAAGGAATGATTGTTTAATTAAAATGCCACTCGGAATGAATCTAAAAGACTACAAGGATTTGGCGTTGTTACACGGAGGAAACTATGTACTTGATACTATACCAGAACACACTTCTGAGTACATTAAAGGATGGAAATGTTCAAAGTGCAATTCGTTATTCTCAAAAAATTATGCTAACATCAAACAAAGAAAGAGATGTGTATGTATACCATGTGCTAGAGGTATTATTTTTATCGAAGATTATCATGAAATGGCAAAGAAACATGATGGTGAATACATACTTGATGATATACCTAACAATACAAGTGAAATTGCCGAACAAGCTTGGAAATGCAGTAAAGGTCACATCTTTGACAAGAAATATGCAGATGTATATAGAGACCACTGGTGTTCAGTATGTTCAAGATCAAAACTATGTTTGGAACATTACAAAGAACTTGCTGAAAAACATGGAGGTAAATACACACTTGACTATATTCCACATAGATCTAATGATAGAGTATTGGGATGGATATGCGAGGATGAGCACGTTTTTGAAACAAGTTATAAAAATATTGTTGATGGTTACTGGTGTGTGAAATGTAGCCGCCAGCGACAAAGGGATGCAAGAAAGAAATGTAAATATGAGTTTAAAACGGGTAAAGATAAAGGTGATACATGTCAGCACCGAATATATAAAGATGGATATTGTATGACACATTATAACTATATTGAACGCAGGAAAGAATATTATGCTAAGAAGGAACAATCAAAGGAAAAGAAACAAGAAAAGGCAAAAGAAAAAACAAACATTCTTGAAATGGTACTGTCTTTTGATGATAATCAGGTAAGGGTTCTTGGTACGTATGAAGAACCATGGTTTGTTGGTAAGGATGTTGCAACAATTTTGGGATATTCGAACAATAGGGATGCTCTCATAAAACATGTAGATGATGAAGATAAAGTTCGATTAAATGAGTGGTGTCATGAAATACGACACCAACCTGGATCCAGTATGGATCCACAAACTATACTCGTGAATGAATCTGGGTTATACTCTCTAATACTGAGATCCAAGTTACCCAAAGCTAAATTATTCAAAAAATGGGTCACATCAGAAGTTCTTCCTTCTATAAGAAGGCGAGGTTCATATACAGCCTCACCTGAAATGAAAGCTGAATTTGAAGTACTTAATAGCAAACTTAAACAAACCGAACAACTTTTAATTGAATCTAAGAAGGAGATTAAACAGGTAATTAAAGATAGCGAGACAGAGATATTCAAGGCTAACCAGAGGTGTGAAAGACTAAAGGAACGTAAGTCACATGTCAAGTACAAAGCAGGTAACTGCGTTTACATAACCCAAAATATGAAGGAAATACCAGCAGACTATAAGTTCGGAATCACGGATGATATTAATGCTAGGATGGCTACATATAGAACAAATGCTCCATATACAAAGATAATGTATCTGGTATTCGTTCATGAAAATAAGTTCGTAGAAGACTATGTTAAGATTGCGATGAAGGATTCTATTGTGCCTGTTAACCACGAGTTTGTAACCAAGTCGGATACCATGGATATAGTACAGAAAATTGAGGAAATTATAAAGATGCTCAACCTGGAGCATAAGGTAGAAGAAAACTTACACCTATACAATAGGTGTGTGGAAGACGACTATGAGAATGAAGTTAAAAATAGAGATTAAACACTCGGTGTCGCGTTTCACCTACCATGTTCTTTAACTAAATATTCACACACACCATTCAGTTCTTTAACCAAATACAATAAATATTTGGTTAAATTCACGCCTTTTCGAGACTAGCCCATGGTTCAGCTAGTGGTTTCTTGAACCCCTTGGATACTAGGAACTTGTATGCTTCCTCAGCAGCTCGATGCTGGGCGGCACCCTGAGAGTGACCCTTACCCATACCAATGATACTTCCCTTTGAAACCACCTTACATGTTACTCCAGTATCATCTCTTGAATATTCATACTTATACGTACCTAGTTGTGCCTTGAATTCTCTGAATTCGAATATCTCCTTTACCCTGGTAACCGAATCATATAATGACTCATATTTAAGGTCGATTTTTATTTCAGAAAAGATTCTAGAGACGATCTCATTGATAATGGCGTAACCGATTCCAACCTTGTATTCCTTGTCGAAAATCAACTCAGTCACGGCAATAAAGGCCTCAAGAACGTCAGTCAGCACCTTGTACTTTTGAGTAGAAAGAACCTCTTGAGATACCTTGATGTAAGGAAGGAACCCAAGTTTCTCGTCACCAATATGTTGAAATATATTTTTCGAAACGTATAGGATTTTAAGCCTGGCAAGTACCTTGTATCCGAGTGGTTTTTGAAGCTGAGGAAAACGATGGTATAAATGAAAAACTATACACTTATTTATACCTGCATCCCCCAAAAATTCGTATGTCTCGTACGAGTGGTCGGGGTCAATGGAAGGGCTTATGAATGCTTGTTCATACATCTCTAAATTTTCGGATGACGTTACCTTCTCCAGGACTTCGGGGTTCTTGACACCACCGTATTTGGAAAGAATGTTCTTTACAAAGTCTTGAAGCGTTTGCATAGTCTTTTATAGTAGAAAGATATACTTTAAGTTAAAGTTTTCATTTTTAGTTGAATCGTGTATCTTAGTTCTCACGTCATTAGGCGAAATGTTAGAAAACATACTTAAAGAGATATTCGTTTGTATAAATGCTCGATCTCGCTGATTATAGAAAGCTTGCAGAAGAGAGGAAAGGACGGTATGTGCTTGAAGAAACGCCAAAATCATGTACAATGGTAGTTGAGGGATGGGAATGCTCCAAATGTAAGGTAATCTTCAAGCGCTCTTACACTAATATAAAAATCAGAGAGATGTGCCTATGTACCCATTGTTCGAGACGAAAACCGTATCTAAAGGTGGAGGATTTTCAGAAAGCAGCTAAAGTTTTTAATGGTAAGTATCTTCTTGATAGAGTTCTTGGTAACCATGACTATATATGCAGACAAGCATGGCAATGTGAAAAAGGTCACATATTTGATAAATCGTACAGTAATGTTATAGGTGGTTTATGGTGTAAACTTTGTTCCGGGTTCAAAAGGAACTTGAATGACTATAAAGAGCTTGCTGCTAAATTCGGAGGTACATTTGAAGGTGAAATTCCTAAATCCACAATGGATAATACACCTGGTTGGATTTGCAAGAGGGGGCATAAACTTGGTCACTCATATCATTATGTCACGCATGGTTTTTGGTGTATGGAATGTAACAAGATGGATAAGAAGGAAAAATCAAAGAAAAATCCGTGTAAGTATGTAGGTAGAGTCGGTAACAATAAAGGAGTACCATGCACATCTGAAGCGACTGAAGAAGGTTACTGTCATCGTCACTTTATGTATCTAAAGAAACGCAAGGAAATCGAAGAGAAAAAAGATGAGATTAAGGTAGTGGATGAAAAGAAACGGGCGGATAACGATAACGATACATGTCTTATATTGAAAGATTCAAGCCTGGTATTAAATAATATAAGAATAGAGTGTAGATCTTCTGATGGAAAAGTAAACGTAACGCAATTATGCCAGGCTGGTGGGAAAAAATTCAATGACTGGTCAAGAAGAGTTTACTCAGTCGAGTTCTTGAATGAGTTTTCTTCTGCAACGGGTATACCCGTTGCAGAACTTTTTATGTATGAAAACCGAGGATCACATGATCGTTACTCATGGGCTCATCCACAGATAGCAATTAATATAGCTCAATGGGTATCTCCAAAGTTTAACGTGCAGGTATCTAAATGGATTTACGAGTTAGCTCTTACTGGTAAAGTAATTCTAGGACAAGAAAAGTCTCAGGCTGAACTTGACTCTGAATGGAAGACCAAATGTGAAGAACTTGAGAATTCTATCAAGGAGAAAGACAGGTTAATCAAGGATACAATCAAGAATAGTGAGATTGAAGTATTCAAGGCTAACCAGAGATGTGAGAGACTGAAAGAACGTAAAACCCACCACAAGTTTAAAACTTCGAATTGTTGTTATATTGTTCAAAATCTCAAGGAAACTCCGTCTGATCCCAAGTTCGGAGAAACGGACGACATAAATACAAGGTTGGCTACGTATAGGACAAATGCACCATACACCAAGGTTCTGTATCTTGTGTATGTCGACAGAGCTAGAATGGTTGAAGATATTCTCAAGTATCGTATGAAGGATAAAATTGTCCCAGTGAATCACGAGTTTGTAATTCAGACTGATTACATGACCATTGTTCAGTCTCTTGAAGATATAATGAAGTTTATTGGTCTGCAATACAAGGTAGAGGAGAATTTGCATTTATATAACAGGTGTATTGAAGATGATTATGAGAATGAAGTTAAATCTAGAGATTAACTATGGATTGTCCATAGGAAACTTCTTTGCAAATATGCATCCTTATCAAACTCATATTTATGTTCCTTTTTATAGTCGAGTGCCTTTTTCTGAGTTGTAAAGACTTGGCTAATAACTTTATCAGGAGTCCTGCAATTATCAATACACCAATAATATACATATCGATTGGAACCACCCGATTTAAATGGTATTCTAAATACTTCTACAGCATGTGGTCTCATTATAGCACCGTCACCTATATTATGATGTAATGGTACCCCGCGTTCATATATAATAACCTCGGAATTGATGGTCTTTGATATGCTTGGTATTCGTTGTGACTTGGGTGACTTGGGTGACTTGGGTGACTTGGACAGTGTCTTTCCAATCTTACCACTCTTTAGGACACATCTACCAGTATCTGGGTTACAAACCTTATCACTGGGGCACTTAATATTGAAACACTTGGACTTCTTGGGAGACTTAGACTTCTTGGGAGACTTGGATAGAGTCTTTCCAATCTTACCACTCTTTAGAACACATCTACCAGTAACTGGGTTATAAATCTTATCACTGGAGCACTTGAACTTCTTTGGCGACTTGGGTGACTTGGATAGAGTCTTTCCAATCTTACCACTCTTTAGGACACATCTACCAGTATCTGGGTTACAAACCTTATCACTGGGGCACTTAATATTGAAACACTTAGTCATTTATTATACAAAAATTATAACAGCTCAAGAATCGTCACATCATATACACACGTTGGACTTATTGGATAGTTTCTAAAGAGAAACAAAACAGTGTTCGTACTATTATGCATGATTTTTAATATATGTATGGCAAAGTCACCTGATTCAGACTCAATGTTAATAAAAACTGTGCATAGTGATTTATGGATTGATATATTCATATTACATATTTCATCGTATAACTTACCGCATAAGAACAGAATATGAAATTTAGCCTTTGTTTTGATGTATCCCGAATCGTTAAAGTGATTCACTATACTATTTAGAATTCCATCTTCAGTTCTAATATCCCGTTGCCAATCAGGAGCAAACAGGTAAGGAATTATTTCCTTCTTATATAGTGTTTCGAAAAGAGCACCGGTAAAATGCTTTTTTACAAGATTATCCAACGGAATAAATGATACGATCGACATTTTTCAATGATCTTATATTGAATTCAATATAAGATTTCATTTTTAGTTTAAACGTTAAGATCTCTTACTCTATCCAATAAACTTGGAATTTGAGGTGCAATCGGAGTGGAAGGTATTTGTAAAGGGGGGATAATATGAGATACTTTGCTAACTGGTAAGAGATCAAGTGGAGTTTGAGGTACGATTGAAGCTTGTTGTGCTTGTGGTGGCAATACTAATGGGGTTGGAACTGAGGTCAATGATGCTTGTATCTGAGAAGTCTTCTTTGGTTTTCGCCAGAAGATTAAGATGGCTCCAACTGCAAGTGCGATTAACCCTAACAATATAAATATGTTGAATCTCTTCTTTGGAGTCTGTTGTTGAGTTTGAGAATGAGGATCTGTATGTATAAGGTGAGCTATATTTGAAACGTTTGGAATATCATTTTTATTCTGAGCAACAGGGTTATTGGATTGGATTGGTAATTCAACAGTTCTAACCCTGATATGTACCTTGGTATTTCCATCAGCCTTTAGAACAATATAGTGTTGTAGATGTTCATTGTTTTCGTATTTAACGGTACCAGACGCTTCCTTCTCTGGCTGTCTAAATGGTATATCATTACCACCCAGCGTATCAAGCATCTTTTGATTTACAACAGCAATATAAAAAGGATCTGGTGATGATACTGCAAACTCTGAAATAAAGTTAACAAGGCTACCATTCATATCAATGAGCTTTATTGTCTTGGTAATATCATACGTAGTATCAATGTTCATTTACGCTCAGAAATAGATCTTTAAGTATTGTTACCATCCAATTTAAACAGTGTCTCTATTTGTATAAATGAACCTCGTACATGATACAGTTAAGAATATGTTTTTACACTACGCTTCTATATCTGGGGATATAGGATCATTATCATCTGACAAGTTAGCAACAACTCCATACAGTAATATAAATATCGTTATACTGAACCAGATTATTCAGTCAAACTCAAAAAACGAGAAACCAATAATATATACATGTTTTGGAGCACTTGGTGATTTGATGCACTTATTATATGTTATTAATATAAAATTTCTAATCACAGGACGACGTGGGAAATTGCTTATTAGCAATAGAGCCTTTACACAAGATGTTTTCATAACACACAAGAATACATATGATTTCATAATGATGCAACCTTGTATAGCTAGTTATGAAGTTGATGCGAATCCATATAGTGCATATGAGTATACTCAGTCTAACACCAATGACTATGTTAATCTAAATGATTGGCGATTTTCAAGGTACTGTTATACTATGGATTGGTATACCAACCTGGAAGATTGTTATAACCTTAATCTACGTATAAATCCACCTTGGCTTGTGTATACAAATACAAATGTTAATAAAAACAAATTTGAAGATATGATCGTGATACATAGATCACCAAGAAGAAATATTGATAATTTTCCATGGGAAACTATACTGAAAACCAATAGAAACGTAATATTTGTTTCATGTGTTGAATCAGAGTATGAGAATTTTAAGTATAAGAATCTAGTTGAGTTTTGGCATGCAAAAACATTTGACGATCTTGTATGCGCCATATATAACTGTAAGTACTTTATAGGTAACTTATCATGTCCACTTGCACTCGCGTATGGATTTGCAAAACCATGTTTGGGTGAGCTTGAAAGAGAATCATTCTACGGTACACTAACTAAATATCATCCCAACTTCTCATGGATATCGAAAGAAAATACGAAGATATTTAACACTGACGGTTATCTCACCTTGGATTTTGTCAAGTAACCAATTACCACTATAAACACAACTCCAATAAGAACAGCAATTGTTATTCGATCAATCTTATTCATCTGGTTGATTCTCTTATCGCATAAAGATGCGTACTTAGCCTTGTATTCTGGATCTTTGAAAGGAAGGTATATATATTTCCCTAGTGGAAATGAAGTTGGTACAAGTTTTCCAAGCTGACAATCGAGTTTATAATCAAACCAACTCATAAATAGGTACGAAAAATATAGCGTGAATAATAGCACAAATATGTTTCGCCTAGGGGCATATGCTAAAAACACAAAGAATATAGATATCCATATTGCCATATGTGGTATTGAAAGCTTGGTGCATGAGTAGTATAAGCCATACCACCCGAAAGCAAATATCAGCATCATTATCAATAATATATTTGTTGATAATGATGGTTTGAACCACCAATATAGCATTGCCATAACAAGTGAAAAGACTATACATTTTGTATTGAATGCAAAAGCTTCACATCCATCAAACACTCCAAGCATCTTTCTCATATATAAATATTTATATATGAGATAATCATCTACCATTTTACGCGCTCTTTGTTTTGTAGAGCATATACACAGCCCAAATTATAACTATAATTGATATAATGATTGACAACCAAAGAAAAATCTTATTCTTGTACATGGCACTCATTCCACCGAGGAGACCACCAGAAGCGGCTAGTGGTGCTAACAAACAAGGACAAACCATTTATTTACAAGAAAAAATCTTTAATAATAAATCAGATGGGCAACCAACCACCAACCACGAACGACCCTTTATCAAGAATCGCAAACTACTATATAGGTACAAAATTATATAATAAAAATGCTCAGGTGATTCCTGATTACTTTTCAAGTAATCCAAGTAACAAGGATTTATTTAATAGGTTATGCACCTTACCTATAGCATCAAACTATATTGATGCTGCTAAAGATTTATTAGCTACGTTTGAATTCGATCCAAATAAGGGTAAGAGTTACTCTGATCTGATATATAATACCATTGATAACACTATTGATACTCCATTGTGGGCATGTTACAAACTAGATTCAGGTACGTTTCCAAGTGCATCTAATCCTCAGTATTATCAGATACCAACTAAATCAATCACCAATTCAATAAAGACCACAGATACTCAAGAGAAGATTGTGTCTATTAGGTTAACAGATCAAGGTGCATATGGTATTGTTATAAACATGGATGATGGAACAGGTGATAGAGTAATAACTTATGGTGGAGTATCAGAAAAATATATTCCATTTTACTATTCCACTTCAATAGCATCTCAACAATTACAGTACCTTGGATGTGTATCGGGAACAAGTAACGCAGATGTTGTTTCAGCAATAAGTCCAAGAGAACGATACTTTCTAAATGTTAAATGTATGGGAACGGTTGGAGATATGATACCATCAAACGGATGCCAACAGACATATACATTTTCATGTGATTTATATGTTAGAAACGAATTTGATATTGTGAAACAGGGAATAACTAATGGACTTGCATACTTATATAACGATGGTGAACTCGTAGTATTTGACAGTAACTCGAATATATTATTTCAGAGTCAAACATCCGATGTGAAACAGATACTTGATTATGTTAACTTAAGATTGGATAAGACCAAGTCGCAATTATTAGTTCCAATAGCAGGTTCGCCCAGAAACAAGCAAATAACTCAAGGTCAATCTTGGATAACACCAAATGGATTATATATTTTAACATATGATAGTGATAGATTCCTGATTAAACCGAATATATTTGCAACACACCTGTTCAATTATTACTGTAACAATGGTGGAAAAGGGTGCAAGGATAAGATTGTTTCATTCTGTGAGAAGAATAAGATAAGTAGTGATTTATTTGACTATATGGATAGGCATTGTAACTGTATATTTACAGATGCAAATATGAAGGCAACTGGAATTGCCATATTTGGAAAAGAGTTTTGGGAAGCTCATTCGCAGGATATACCTATACAGTGTTTAACACCATGTGAAAGTATGTATAGCTCATCGATTAAGGATGATACCCAACAAGATACATATTGGTTTGACAGTGCAAGTAGTCTTAAACCATGTGGAGAGGTGGTTATATGTCAGACGGATATAAAGACTGATCATTCAAAGATTGAGAGCAGTAAATTGATAGTGAATCAGAATTGCGGCAACATTATATCATCGTGTAAAGAGGAAAAGGATTGTAATGAAATAGGATATACATGTTCAAACAATATGTGCACAAAGGTGTGTAAGAATGGTGAAAGATGTCCAGATAGATATGAATGTGGTTCAGATGGACTATGTAAACCAAGTGGAAAACTATGGGACTTTGTTGTTGATAGCCCAGGTATGTGTAATGAATATTCATTTGGAAGATACACTAACCAGAATGCATGTCGAGATGAATGGAAAAAAGGAGATGTGAGTTATTTGCATGATACGATATCTGGACAATGTGTACCTACATACAAGGATGGATATAAATCAATGGATGAATGTCAGAGTAAAAAGATTGCATATGTATGTGATAGAAGTATAGAGGCGTTACCATCGTGTAACCTAGTTGAATATGACGACAAAGATGGTATACCAAAGGATAGCTATGAATCTATAGAGAGATGCCAATCGAATTGTAAGAAGAGTACGAACAAATTGCTTATTGGAATTGGTATTGGAGTTACTGTACTTCTAATATTAATATTTATTACGCTGTCCACACGCCGTCCGCTCTCTCGCGAGGTACCTCGTCTCTAAGCCGAGGATCGCTATTATCTTTTATAATTCTCTTTCTTTCAGTCTCATCACTATCCTCTGTAGGATCAAAATCCCAGTAACTATCATCAATAAGCGTATCCTTACCTAGTCGCCATCCTCGTGTGTGGTTAGTGGAAATAAGTTTTGCTTCAACAGACGTAATTCTTCTTTGGATTATTCCATCTTTGATATCAGGGTAATCTTGAACTCGACCAACAAGAGTGTACACATCACCACCCTTTTGGAACAAGAGACCTGTACGTGCGGAGAAATACCAGTTTCTAGGACTGCGTAGAATATCGTCGACAGGAATAAGTTTATCAGATCTACATAATTGGCATATACCATCGCTTGGACTATCTCTAGGAAATCTACATCCCATGATAGCACACTTCTTTCTTGGTTCCTTGATGAGCTCTGGACAATCCGATCTTACATATGTGTATCCATGTACAGACGAAACATCAAACCACTCACTACAACATCTCCAGCATATGCACATTCTACCAAGAAATTTCCAAGAGTAATCAAGATTTGTAAATACGTCATGAGAATTTGGGCTTCTTCCAATTTTTTGACAATTATAACAAATTGGTCTAATTGTATCAGGATATCTTGATGTTGCAGTAATACAAAATTGACCACATCCCGCACAAATATGTCTGGCGCGGGAGTTTCTAGCAAGAATCATACGACTCCTTGGAGCATACCCATATCCAAGCCATGTTACGTATTCGAGCTCGTCTTTAGTTAGTTCTTCATAGTATGTACCGTTTTTACCATTGATACATTTTCCTATAACAAAATTACCATACTTATATCCATCAAGATCTCCTCCAGGCTCACAATCAGTAACCATGTACTGATCAGTCATGTGTATTAAAAATCCACCAGGAGAACAGTACCCAGCATACCATACATTGCTGTGTTCGATCTTTGTAATGCGACAGTGCTTTTCACAGTATAATTTTCCACTACATTTATTCATACAAATCTCATCCCCAAATCTATACGGACATTTATGAAGATTGTACGATTCGTTCCTTGGAGGTTCAAGAGGTACTGAAACGTAAAGATGGGGAGATATTTTGATTTGTTCCTTAATTCCAAAGTCTGTTGCAGGTAGTGATTGTTCAAGAACTTTTTCGTATGACAAAGGATACGAACATGGTTCTTCATAAATATACGAATTGAACTTGCCATGTTTCTCATCATCACTATCGTTGTTGCGCTCACATTGATGCTCACTCAAATTATCTACTGGGATCATTAACGATTTATTAGGTATATTTTCTTGAACACTCCTGGTTTGAGATTGCGGCAAGGGTGGAGCTGCAAACACTTTGATATGAGGTTTTGGAGGTATACACAAGGTACGTATGTTATTATATTCATTCGATTTAGCATCAACAAGTGATTCTGATAACTCTTTTGTTTCGACCTTATTGGTCTTTGAATCCTCTTCTTTCCACTTTCGAACTGTTTTCATTGTTATATTTAACTTCTTGCGAGCAATCTCTGTAAGCTTATCAGATTCCTTCTTGTGCTTAATTTCCTTGGGAATATGCTTAGAGCAATATTCACCATTCATTGGTTGTACATCACATTGCTTACCAGTACTTGGACCTATCGTATGCACAAATCGGCACAATTTTTTACTGATCCTTGACTTTGAAATGATGTTATTTTTTCGTTCCTGCTCGAGCCTCTTCTCCTCTTCTCTTTTCCGTCTATTCTCCATTATTTTGGAATGTATTCCGCAGTACTCGCCTGTCTTTGGTGTAACTTTACATTGAAATCCCTTGTTACTTCCAGATACAAATTTATATAAGCATGGTTCCTTGTGATTTTCAACTACTTTTGCGTGTTTACTACAATATGCACTTTTGTCAACCTGAGTGTTCTTACACTGATCCCCCTTATGAAGACCTTGTTTCATTATAAAGGTACACCTATACTGAGGTGCTTTTTTTGCATGGTGCCAACAAAAATCACCAAACTTTTTATTGAGAGAACATTGCTTACCTTTATTCTTACCTGATGTTAGAGTATAATTACATTTACCCTTTTGTTCATTGACGTTGTCCTTCGTGGTATCCTTCGTGGTATATCTCTTATGTTGTTTGCAATATTTCCCATCATCCTTGTCAAGAATCTTTATGCATTTAGTACCTTTTTTGGTACTAGATTTAAAAATATAGTTGCATTCCATTATTCTCTTGTAATATTACATCAATTCCTTTTTAAATAAATCAATTTAAAAAGCAGACCAAGGCTTCAAATGAGCTCATACGATACTCTTATCCTTTGTGGTGGTGGAGTTAAGGGCATACTGTTGCTTGGAGCATTGGATTATCTATCTGAACAAGGATACCTAAATAATGTTACAAAGTATGTTGGTACATCAATAGGATCAATAATGTGCTACCTTATTGCTATAGGTTATAAACCAACCGATCTCATAACACACTTGTGTGTCCATAAACACGACAATTTTGAGTTTTTTGATGTGTTAGCAATGGTTAATGGAAAAGGTGCAATAGGTTATGGTTCAGTTCAAGAACAATTAGAAAAACTTACTATAGATAAGGTTGGAAAATTCATAACACTTGGTGAGCTTAAAACCAAGTATAATAAGAAACTAGTATGCGTCACATATAATGTTACAGATAGAAAGATTGAGTATATAAGTGCAGATAATAACCCAGATATGACCTGTCTTACAGCCGTACGAATGTCATCCAATCTGCCATTCATATTTGAAAAGTTCAAGTATATGGACAAATATTACATAGACGGAGGAATAGTTGATAATTTTCCCATTGATATTAATGTTGATGAGAATGAAAAGGTCATGGGTCTTGTTACCATAGACAACAAAGAGAGATATATTAAAGATCAGGACAAGTTTCTTGAGTATGCATATAGTATAATAAATATCCCAATGTCCGAACTTACAAACATAAAGATAGATAAATATAGAAATGATAAAAGATATACTATACTTGAGATTGAAAATAAATCAGATCTACGAGTTTTTGACTTTGGATTGTCAAATACAGAGAAACTAAACATGTTCTCAAAAGGATATCGGAAAGCCAAACGATTTTTCAACTTAAATGATTCAGAGAAGTGTTAAATGAAGGTCTTGCATGCAGATGAATACGATACACGTGTAGCTAATAATCATATTAACATCAAAACAACTGAGAATGAATATGTCGATTATAAAAACAAGATTTGTTTGAAGCCGTGGGGATACGAACACCTTGTGTTTGAGTCAAAGAAAATTGGAATGTGGTTTTTAAAGGTAAATATCAAGGCTTGTACGTCACTTCATTGTCACTTCAATAAGGATACTATTGTTTTTGTTATACAGGGTTGTATGAAACTAAGGCTTCACGACGAAATCCTTATTGTGAACGAATATGACAGCGTGTTTATACCAAAGTATAAGTTTCACAGTATCGGAAGCTTCTCTCCTGAAACATACTTATTAGAGATGGAAATATTTTCAAGTGATGTTACATTCAGCGATAAGAATGACCTTCTTCGTATAGATGATGTATACAAGAGACCAATAACGGGTTATGGAAGTTCGGTTAAAACGACAGAACCAAATAGCAGCTACTTCTTTTTTGAGAACGGTACGAATATAGATATATTCAATACTAAGATAAAGGTTGAAACTATATCCTCTTCATATACGAATAGTGAAGCAACCACAAGTATTATTATAGATGGAAGTGCTTATATATATGGTAATGATGGTACGGTGACTGTAATCTCAGAGGGCACTGTTCTGGATGAAAGAAAGTTAGTACCAAGAGATACGTGTACGATTCTTAGTCTTACTAATCATTACATGGATGAAAACAGAAAAATAATATATAACAATGAACATCTTTCTTGTCTGTGCAACTTAATGTCTGATAAAATAACATTAACAGCTGGATGTTTTGATGTTGTACACATAGGTCATCTATACTTTTTGAAAAATGCTAAGAGTATTGGAAACAAGCTTATGGTGTGTCTCAGTAACGATGAACAAATAAGAAGGTTAAAAGGAAATGAGAGACCCGTAAATCTATATGAAGACAGAATAGCATTTATGAAAACAATTCCATATGTAGACTATATAATAATGTATAATGAAACAAATGATGATAGCGAGGAAGAACTTGATATTATTATAAAAATCGTAAAACCAGATGTGTGGGTAAAAGGTGGTGATTATATTGTTAAGAATATCACAGAGAAACATCCTTCCATCGACAACATACATATTATTAACCTTATTACTGATAAATCAACAAGTAACATTATAAATACCATACGTAAAATCAAAACGCAGATTACATAATTATATAACTTTCTTAAGCGCTCTTAATATTCTTATGATTTCGTCAATAAGTTCGTATTCCGACATGCTATCACCATCATTGTCTGTATCAATACCAAGAGAGGATGCTAAATCAATAAGTTCGTGATAAGTCAAGCGTCTGTATTTACTTGATCTATCCTTTGCCTCTTGTCTCTTGTAACCTGGTGCATAAATACCAACACCATAACCCTTTTTCATGCACTCGTGTCTGGTACCAAATCTATCATATCCATCAGGTAGTTCGTCAGAGTTACCACAGTATAGTTTTTCAGGTACTGGACGAAACGTTACTCGCGACTTTCGTGGCATTTATTTTTCGAAAAAATTTTGTCCAAATATAAATGAACGACATTTATAGTTACATTGCCATGCTTCTATTATTCGCAATTGTTGTGTATCTCATTGTTCTTTCAGTCTACATGTACCAGCTCAAGAAGGGAACCCTATCTGCTGAGAAATTTGGCAGTATCATCACATTCAATTATCTTCTTCTTGCTGCAGCCATATTCGTTCTTGGGTTCTTGGTATACAAGAGCTTCTTTGCATCATTCTTCTAAACGAATGATCTAACAATAATTACTTTAAAGTCTGGGCTTTAAAGTAATTATACGATTCTGAGATACAACCAATAACAAAAATGATTAATACATTTAAGCAGGATCAATGTTATCTATCATATCATGGATAATATTGATCTTGTTCCTAATAATTTGCTAAGCAAATATATCATTGGAGAAAAAATATCAAGTGGCGCAACGTCTCTCGTGTACACATGCACTCGTATAAAGGATA